CAGATGCAAGCCGTAGAGCAACAGGCGCAGATGAGCGCGGGCGAGACAATTACCGCAGACGTTCACCGCGTGGTAAAGGACGTGCTAGACCGCGCGGATGGCACCGCGAGGCAGTCTCTGGATCACACGTCAAGCGATGGCAGCATGTCGCCGACGCGGATCGTGATCGAAGCCGCAGATGACAACAGCGCGGATTAAGCTGCCGCCGAAGGTTCTGCCGGTCCTGTCGGCTAATCGAGGTTCGGCCAGGTATCGTTGCCTGTTCGGCGGGCGCGGATCGGGCAAGTCCTACAGCGCAGCAATCATGGCGGCTGTATGGGGCTATGCGCAGCCGATGCGGGTGCTTTGCGTCCGGGAGTTTCAGGCCAGCATCAAGCAGTCGTTTCACGCGGAGTTGAAGGCCGCGATTGAGGCGCATGACTGGCTCGCCGCTCACTATGACGTGGGCGAGGACTATTTGCGCGGATCGAACGGGACGGAGTTTATCTTTCGCGGCCTGCGGCGGAATGAACAAAGCATCAAGTCTCTGGCCAAGATTGACCTGACCATTGTGGAGGAAGCCGAGGATATTCCCGAGGCGGCATGGCTTGCGCTAGAGGCGACGGTATTCCGACAGCCTATGTCGGAGCTATGGGCGATATGGAATCCGCAGACAGAGAACAGCCCCGTTGATCGGCGCTTCCGCAAATGGAAACCGGACGGGATGCTCATTGCCGAAGTAAACTGGCGAGACAATCCCTATTTCCCGGCGGGGCTGGAAGCCTTGCGGAAGGAACAGGAACAGAACCTCGATCCTGCGATTTACGCTCACATATGGGAAGGCGCATATCTGGCGCAGGTGAAGGGCGCATACTACGCAGACCATATCAACAGAGCGCGTCAGGAAAACCGGATCGGCTTCTTTGCCCGTCACAGCATGAATAAAGTTCACGCGGTTTGGGATATCGGGTCCACCTCGACGGCGGCGGATGCGACTGCGATATGGATCGTGCAATACATCGGCGAGGAGGTCCGGTTCCTGGACTATTACGAAGCCGTCGGGCAAGAGTTCGCCGCGCATGTCGGGTGGTTGCGGGGGAACAACTGGGGCGATGCGGTATGCGTCTTGCCGCACGACGGGGCGAGACATGATGCCGTTTTCAGCGTCACGCCTGAAAAGTTCTTGCGCGAGGCGGGTTTCCAGACTGTCGTGGTGCCGAACCAAGGCAAGGGCGCGGCGATGCAACGTGTTCACGCGCTGCGCGGTATCTTTCCCCGGTGCCGGTTTCATGAGGAGCGGACAGAGGCGGGACTTGCGACCTTGGCGCTGTATCATGAGCGCTTTGACGAGGAGCGCGGTATCGGGCTTGGCCCGGAGCACGACAAGACAAGCCATTGCGCCGATGCTGCGGGGCTTGCAGCGGTGTATGCATCTCAGGCCATGAATGCGGGGCAGGCAAAGCTACCGCCGCTCAAGCGCAATCTGCGGGGCATTGCATAGCGCCGCGCTAGGTTTTGTGGTAATGTCCCGGCAGGAGGCGACATGCAGTATCGCGGGCTAATGGACGGAAAGAGCTTCGGGCCTATTGCTGGCCTCTTCGATGCTATTGGCGTCAAGCGATATGGCGCGGGGGATAACCGGGAGGCTGTTGGCCGGACGCTGGACGAAATCCTTGCGCAGATTAACCGGCCAGCGACTGCGGCGCGACCTGCGGAAAGACGCGCGGCGCGTCCTGTTGCCCGGTCGGTGAGTGATGTATCGCGGTTTCTTCCGCCCGAGCCGGTCACGACAACATCGCTTGATCGCATGAGCACGGATGATTTGATCCGCATGATTGAGGCAACGCTTAGGAGGGTGGGCTAATGCCGCTCAAGAAGGGCAGTTCAAAGAAAACCATCGCCCAGAACATCAAGGCCGAGATGGCCTATGGTAAGCCTCAAAAGCAGGCGGTTGCCATTGCCATGTCGAAGGCTAAGAAGAAATGACGCTGGCGACGTATAGCGACCTTCTGGCCGCGATTGCGGACACGCTCAACCGTGATGACCTGACGGCGGTTATCCCGTCTTTCGTGGCGATGGCGGAGGCGCGGGTTAACCGGGATGTGCGTCATTGGCGCATGGAAAAGCGGGTGACTGCGCAGCTTGATCTGCAATACAGCACCTTGCCCGGTGACTTTGTGCGCCCGATCCGCTTGCAGCTTGTGGCGGGTGGTGAGGTCAAGCCGATCAGCACGGCGCAGATGTTGCAACTGCGGGCGGATCGTGATGACCGAGGGGGCAGGCCGGAGCACTATGCGTTGACTGCCGGGTCGCTGGAATTGTTCCCGACGCCGGACAAGGCCTATGACGCCAGCTTGGTGTATTATGGCCGGGTGCCTGCGTTGACTACGCTTGCCCCGACGAATTGGCTACTGACGGAAGCTCCTGACGTGTATCTCTATGCGTCTCTGGTGCATTCTGCGCCTTACTTGAAGGACGATGCGCGACTGCCGGTATGGGAGGGCTTGGCGGCGCAAGCGATTGATCGACTGAATATCAGCGGCTCGGATGCCAAGTATGGCGGCACCGGCTTGGTTATGCGGACACGAAGGGGCGCAGCATGAGCTTTAGCAATCACCTTGAAACGCTAGTCCTGCAATGGGCTTTTACCACGGGATCGGCTACGCGCCCGACCCAATGGCATGTCGCGCTTTACACGGCAGCGCCAAGCGATACGGGCGGCGGGACGGAGATTTCCGGAAATGGTTATGCCCGGGTGGCGGCGACGTTCACCGTCTCGGGCAACTTGGCCACGAATGCCAGTTCTTTGGAATGGGCGGCTGCGACCGGATCGTGGGGCACTGTGACCCATGCGGCGGTGTTTGACGCTGCGACGGGCGGGAACATGATTGCTCATGGGGCGCTGACATCGGCCCGGACAATCAACTCGGGCGATACTTTGCGCATTCCTTCCGGTGACTTGGATATCACGCTGGATTAATGCCATGATGCGGCTTTTGCGGGATATCTGGGGCGAGGCGAATACCCCGGACGACTATTCGGATAGCCCATACGAGGCTTTCATAAACCAATTCGGGCATATTGCGCTCGGGGCTTTCGTCTGCGCGCTGGTGGTGTCGGTTTATGGGGCGATTGCGGGCGAAATGCCGTCGCGCGTGGGCGTGTTCTTTTCGATCCTGGTGCTGTATTTTGTGCTAATTGAGTGGAAATTGCAGGGGTATCGGCCTTCGGACAGCATCACGGATGCGGCTTTCGTCGGGATCGGCGCGGGCTTGCCTCTGGTGGCGATGGAGGAAGTCCGGGTCTGCGGGCGTAGGTTGCTGGATTTGAACGAGGGCGCTGCGCTGGTGGTGCTGATTGGCGCGGCGGTGGCGCTGTTTTCGCATGTCGCCTTGATCGTCAGGCGGCGCAGGCTTGAGGGATCGTGATGGCGCTGAAACTGGCAGATCGGGTCAAGGTATCGACGGCGACCACGGGCACGGGGGCGGTGACGCTTGGCTCGGCGGTGGCCGGGTTTCGGACCTTCGCGCAGGGTGGCGTGGCGAATGGCGAGACTGTCCGGTATGTGATTGAGGACGGCACGGCTTGGGAGATCGGGTCGGGCGTTTACACGGCCTCGGGCACGACGATGACGCGGGTGGTGGATGCATCATCGGCGGGCGGGACGACGGCAATCAGCCTGTCCGGGTCTGCGACCGTTTACATCACGGCGACGGCGGCGGATATCGCGGCGCAGACCGAGGTCTCTATCTACACCACGGTCGGGACGACGACCTGGACCAAGCCATTCGGCGCAAAGTGGGTCGAGGTCATCGTGGACGGCGACGGTGGTGGCGGCGGCGGTGGCCGGTGGAATACATCCGGCGCGGCGGCTTTCGGCGGCGGTGGTGGCGCTGCGGGGGCGCGGACGATAGCGTCGTTTCCGGCGTCGGCGCTGCCGGATACGGTCACGGTGACGGTTGGCGGCGGTGGTTTGGGCGGCGCTGGTCGGACAACCGCAACGAACGGGGTTGGGGGCACTGCCGGGAGTGGCAGTTCGTTTGGCGACTTTGCGACGGCGAGCGGCGGCAACGGCGGCAACGGCGGTTCTCCGACAGCCGGGCCTGGCGGCACTTCGACAGCAACAAACAACCAAGGTCTCTTTCCTGGGACTGCCGGTGGTGGATCAAGCATCACGGCGACTGCGGCGGCTGGCGCAGCAGGTGTTGCTGCGACGGGCGGCGGCGGGGGCGGCGGTGTCGATGCATCGGGCGTTCGCAGAGGCGGCGGCAATGGCGGTAACGTGATCAGTTCGGGCGTTACCGGCGGCACGGCAGCGCTGGATCAGAATGGCGGCAATGGCGGCAGTCTCGGGGCTGATCTCGGGCAGGCCGGTGCTGGCGGCGCGGGCGGGTCAGGTTCGGCGGCGACGGTGGGCACAAACGGCGGCAATGGCGGGCTGTATGGCGGCGGCGGTGGCGGTGGCGGCGGTGCGGTCAGTCCGGCCACGCAGAGCGGCTCTGGCGGCAATGGCGGGCAGGGGATCGTGATCGTGACGGTGAGGTATTGAAATGCAGTTCCTGACCAATCCTGATGGCACTATCCCGCGCGGCGTCGTGCCTCCTGCGGGGGCGCGTCTGACGCGGCCTGTCGCCATGCCAGCCGCGCCCGAGGGCATGATGCTGGCCGACCTTGGCGACGGAGAGATGATTGACGGGGTGTGGTGGCAGAAATGGACGGCTTTGCCGCTTCCGCCGCCGGGTGTGCCGCAGTCCGTCACTCCGGTGCAGGCGCGGCTGGCGCTGATCGAGGCGGGGATGCTGGACTCGGTAGAGGCGCTGATGGCCGAACACGCGACCAGCGCGGAGCGGATGGTGTGGGAGTATGCGCTTGATATCCCGCGCACGTCACCGATGATTTCCAAATGGGCGGCGCTGCTTGGGATGAGCGATGCACAGGTCGATGAGCTATTCCAAAGGGCGGCGGGCTTCTGATGTTGTTTGGCCCGTTAGGATCGGTCGTCTTAGGCGATGATGGCGGGGATGAAACGTCTTATGTTGACGCATCGGTAACGATTGCGGCGGCGGCAAGCGTCACGGCCAGCGGGCAATTGGTTGCCGGGGGCGGGCTGACCGTTTCGGCGGTTTCAACGGTTGCGGCCAGCGGGCAACGGGTGGCGCTGGGTGGCGCGTCAATATCGGCGATTTCGGCGGTTACGGCAACCGGGCAGCTTGTTGCAAACGGAGCGGTGCTAATAGAGGCCGTCGGCGCGGTTTCGGCATCGGCGGCGGCGACTTATGCCGGTTCGGTTGTGATTGCCGCGCAGTCCGATCTTGTCCCTTCGGCGGCG